CGCATCCGTTTTTACATTCAGTCCCCACAATTCGATAAGTTGTGGCAGAATCTGATAAATGGAAAAGGTATTAAATTCATCCAGCCATTCTTCCGGTGTGTTAGGAATTGTAGGGTCTGCATGTTTTGCCATAACATAGGCAATGTTCTCAAACATCTCAAGGCTGACCAAATCAAGATTGGATTTGCCTTCTTCGTTCTCCCCTACATTTTTTTCCAATGCAGCAAGGTCTCTATAGATATCCCGGCCAAATTTCAATCGGTAAATACGAGGAATGGCAGCACTCGCTTTGAATGCTACCTCTTTCTCGTCAATCTTAATATTTCTTGTCATTCCCATATGCTTAACCTACACTTTCCTCTTCTCCCGGTTCTTCAGTATTTTCGGTGTTTTCAGTATTCTCTGTGTTCTCACCTTCCGTTACATCGGTTTCCGGTTCTGTCGTTGTTCCCTGCTCCGGCTCAGTAGTAGTTCCCTGCTCCGGTTCTGTTTCTGTGTCATCCTCTACGGCATCTCCCGGCACATACACTTTCTTGTACCAATCAGCGTAAACACTGTCAGTCGTTTTGTTTCCGGTTTTAGCCTTAACAAGACCATTTGCAAGCGGTCTGGACTTAATCGTCAATGTTTCAGTCTGTACTTCCTTGCCTTCCTCATTGGTCTTACCGGAAATGGAAGGGCGGGATGCGCTACAGTTGTACATAACATGACGAATCTTTCTAATATCGCCATCAAACTCAAACAAAAGAGCAAAACTGCCAGTCTGGGAGTTGGAATTCTCCACAAGGACATTGTTTGCATCTGCTGTTTCAAGCAAAACATCTTCTCTGAAGGACTCAGGAATAAGAGCTACCTCAAGGTCACCGTCATAACCTTGGTTATTGTTGATAACATAATATTCCACGCCATCTGCATAGAAACTTTCCGGTTCCCCTTTCGGGTCTAAGCTGATGGATACTGCTCCGGGAATGGCTACAGGAGTCGCAAAAGTAACAGTTCCATCCTCTGCCTTCGCAATGACCGCATAATGCACATTGCAAATGTTATACTTTACTTTGTTCTTTTTATTCATGGTTATACCTCCGTTTCATAAAGAACTTCATATAATTTCTCGCTACTAATCCAAGTTTCCGATTTGGCATAAAAAAAGCCGTACTTGTCAAGTACAGCCTCCACCTTATCTTCCAACTGGATATCTTTTTTGTCCGTGTACACCTCAATGGATAAACGGTCTTTTTTATAATAGGCAATGCCATCTGCCGAGAAGTTTGTTGCCTGTGGGTATAGGTACACTAAAAAAGGAGTATCTACTCTTTCCCCTTCTGCAAAATGATCATATGCAAAAGGGAGACCGATTTCCTTAAGCATTTCTGGAACTTTTGCTTTGGTCATGTCTTCAGTCTCCTTTCAATCTTCTCCACTATCATCTTCTCAGCATTGGATTCTGCCGGAGCAATATGAACCTGCGCCGCAACTCTTCCTCCGCCACGCTTCGCATGGCCCTTCTCCAAAAGATGTGTTAAGCGGTAATGTTTCTCTGAATGAACTACCATGGAAAGAGAGGTCGCTGTTTCCTTTTCCTTACTCACTCGCCAACTCTTCCGATATGCTCCTGTATCCACCGGAGCCTTCTCCATTATTTCATCCTTTACACTTTCACTTACTTCCTGCACTATCTGTTTCACTTCTTCTGCAGTAAAATCACAGTATTCTTCCAGACTTTTTTTGACCACGGTCGGCAAGTCGTCTATGGATACTCTCTGTCCGTTCATGGCTACCTCCTTTGCAATTTCGCATGCATTTTTAGGCTCTTCTTTTTGAATGCCATATCACTGATGGAGAGAATGTTGTAAATTCTATCCTTATAAACGATGCGATATTTATCGGGAACAACTACAGATAGCTCGGAACAATAACGTACTGTGAAATCCATGCGCTGTTCCACAACTGTCTGCCCGGCCACTTCTCCTTCACCGCTTTCCTTTTCCACAGCAGTAGCGTGACAAGAAAAATAATCTATCCACTTATTTGTATGGTTTCCAATGGCATCCTCTACCACTTCATTCTTTTGAAATGTAATTCTTATACGCATTGCAGAAATGTTCACCTAAAACACCTCCCTGCGGATACCAAACAAAAGATTTCTAAGTGTCAGTATCAACTCTTTATGGTCGGCTTCTTCCCTGTGCTCGTACAGATAGGCAATCGCATACAATTCTGCAATCTTCACTACATTCCCCTGTACCAACAGATACTCTGTCGATAATCTGCTGACATCGGTTACTAACTGTTCGGCCGTAAGAATCAATGTACGGATGAACTCATCATCATCTGATGAGTCCACCCGCAAATAACTCTTAGCCTCCTCAAGAGACACTAACATCGGTTACCTCCTATGATGTGGTGGTGGTTGTGGTTGCCTTAAGTTTCAAAATCTGCACAGCTTCCGGAAGGATTAACTTACCATCCACACGTTCCTTTGCAACATAGCCAATCATACCGTTTCCGGCAAACAGCTCACGAAGTTCAGAGAAGGAACGAGAACCTCTGTCACCAATGTTGTAGTAACTGTAATCACCAAACGCGATTGCATCAGTAGGTGCAAAAGCGGAAGTATGAACCGGATATCCAAGAAGTCTGCCCGGTTCTCCTGTCTGATAACTTTCCTGCCAGATATAGGCACCATTGTTATCCTTCAGCTTTCTTACTTCAGCAATGGTCTTATCATTCATGATAAAAGATGCTTTCTTTCTGTAAGGACGCTTAAGCGCATACACAAGACTGATAAGGTCATCCGATTTGATTGCTGCAGTTAATGTCTGTGCAACAGTACCGCCGCCATCTTTTGCAAAAAGACCAAGAGGTTTTCCTTTACCATCACCGTTAAGGAATGCATCTTCTTCTGCATTTGCCAGTGCCTTACCAAACTGCTGAATAATGTAATTCTCAAGACCGAAAGCATTATCATATAACAGTTCTTCCGTCACCTTAATAGCAACGTGCAATTTGTGTGCATCCAAAAGAATCTGTGCGAATGTAGCATCACCAAAAGATAAAGCGCCACCCTCTTCAATCCAGGATGCCGCCGGCTTTGTTGCTGCAATATTGATTTTGTGCTCACCACTTGTGGTAATGGTATGGCCAAGTCTACGCATGATGTTCTCTTCATCAAGTACATCAATGAGACGCTTATCGTATTCTTCGGGTACCAGATAACCACCATCGGCATCCACACCTTCCTGCAATACGTTGCTTACGCGTTTGAAGTTGGAACGGAACGCATCAAGCATAGCATTTTTATACTCATTGGATGCACGTCCTGTTTTCTTCTCTTCATCCTTTACCATACCCGGCTTAGATGTAAGAGGTGTATTTACAGGCTTGCTTAATTCTGCCTCCATCTCCTCTTGACGTTCCAAACGTTTAATTTCATTACTCAGCGCATTGATTTCTTCTTCCATACGATTGTAGGTAGCATCATCCTCTGCACTAAGGGTACCTTTATCGGTACGATGTGATTCCAAGAATGCCTTTGCCGCATTCCACGCATTGTTGCGCTTTTCTCTTAACTCTTGAATAGTCATAATTGTTTCCTCCTAAATATGATTTTTAATGATGTCCAGACGCTCCAATAATGCATCCACGTCACGTTCATTGGTTTCCGGTGCAGGGATTTCCGACTGCTGCACCACAGTCTCTTTTTTCTTGCCAAATTTGGCAGACATCTTATTCTGCAAAGCATTGTTTACGGCTTTTCTGGAAAACATAACCGCTTCAACCGTATCCTCAACCTGCACTTCGTTTTCTTCTGTGTTGTTGGAATTTCTTCCAAACATTCCATCCGCAAAACCAAGCTCTACCGCTTTATTGGCATTCATCCATGTTTCAGAATCCATAAGGTGTGAGAGCTTCGCTCTGGAAAGTCCGGTTTTCAATACATAAGCATTGATAATAGACTCTTTCACCTCATCCAGCATTTCGATTGCCTTGGCAAACTCTGTATGGTCCCCCCATGCAATGGTTGCAGGATTATGAATCATCATCATAGATACCGGGGACATATACACTTCGTTTCCTGCCATAGCAATCACTGAAGCTGCGCTTGCCGCGATACCGTCTATCTTCACGGTAACCTTGCCTTTGTAATTGGTAAGCATGTTGTAAATCTGAGCTGCCGCCACACAATCACCTCCGGGTGAATTAATCCACACGGTTATATCCCCCGTTCCGGCATTCAATTCATCTTTGAAAAGCTGTGGTGTGACATCATCATCAAACCAGCTTTCCTCTGCGATTGTTCCGTTCAGAAACAGCGTTCTCTCCTCCGGACTCTGATTCTTCCAGTTCCAGAACTTCTTCATCGTTATCCTCCTCTCCACGTGTCACCTCTGTTGCAAAAATTCCTGCATCTTCAAGCTTTGTCATGTTTCCATTGATGAGATACAAATCACCGCCAAGCTCAGCCGGAATT